GCTGGACGCCTTTTTGCTGGAGCGTGTAAGCCACCTGTTTCTCAAGCAGATCAAGCGCATCACCCCGAGGTGACTTCAGGCCCGTCAGCTCGCCGCCACCAAACCAACGCCCAGCCTGCGCCATGCCTCCGGGGATGCCAAGGTCTTTGGCAATGCCCAGCATGCCCTGTTCCCCGGCGTTGTATTCAGTGTTGCCAAACCCGCCCTGCTCATTGAAGTACGGGTGAAATGGGCTGCCCTGCGTTTGGCCACCAGCTTCATGAACGTCAAGCACCACAGAGTTGGCAAAGTCACCAGCTTTTTGTGAGCCGTAGGTTGGGATCTTGTAATTGGTTGGGATGTTTGCCAGACTCATGTCCCGCAGGTTCTGTCCGCCCTCAATGACGTTTGCCACACCTTGGCGATGAACCGGCATCAACGGCAGTCCAACACCAAATTTTTCGGCGTATATCTCCATCTCTCTGGCAACATTCTCTTCAGTCAAGGGTATGCCTCTGGCGTTCATGTTGCGCAAGAACTGGCCAACTGCCATTTCGTTCATGATCGAATTTCGGGCCGACGCCGGAGCCAAGCTGTGAATCCATTGATCAAACTTCTCAGCAGGCATGCCGGCCTCGAGCACCGCCTGCTTCACGGGGTACAGGGAAGCATAGAACGACTCACCTCCCAATGGCAAACCGCGCTTGATCTGCTTCTCAATTAGGGCACGGTTGGCTGGGTCGGTGTACAGTCCTTCAACGTGCTCAATGTTGGCACGCGAGGGTATGTCACGAGGAAATTGAGATTGCTCAACGCCCGGGAACCCCTCAAGTGCGTCCTTGATGGATGAACGATCAAATGCTTGAAGCTCGGGCTTCGGTGGCGTCCATGCCGCCGTAGGTATATCAAGAAACTCATTGGCTTTGCGCATCCGCTCTTGCACTACTTCAGGCGTATTTTGTTGTTTTACAGGATTAGATTCAGCATAAGACGACTTGGCTAAAGCGCCGTATCTCTTCTCAAGGGCGGGCTTTTGCGTGCGCTCCCAATTTAACTTCTTGGTGGCTTGATTCATTGCCTTTTTGGCCACCTCCTCAGCCTTCATCTTGGGGTTGGCCGCTGCAATTTTTTCAGCAAGTCGAGCGGCAGTCGAATCCAACACCTTTTGGCTGTAGTTCTCGGGCTCCACCTTGGGCTTGACTACGATAGGTTCTACCCCCTTGGGCACCTCGTCGGCAACGCCTAGCAACTTCTTGACGCCCTTAATGCCGGCCTCAACAATCTCTTTGGCAACACCGCCTTTGCCCATGTGGACCTCGCCGCCTTTGGCAAACTTGTCCACCATGGCATGCCAGACGTGCTCCCGGCCCTTGTACTGTGTCGGAATGCCGCCCCCAGCAGCGTGCCACTCTTGCAGGGTTTGCTTGGCAGCGGGTGCCGGGCGAGGCTGGTTGAACGACTGAATCTTGGCAAGGGGCTTGGCTGGGCTATGCATGATCAGGGCCTTTGTGAATGGCGTAATCATAAACCTTGGGGACAGGCACGTCCATTTTGGACCTGCGGAACACGTTGGAGCACATCAGGCAAATTGGCTTGCCCATGGTGTCGCTGGAGATCTCCTGCTTGCGCTTGGTCATGCCGCCGGTGCTGAACAAGCGGCAAAGCGTATCGTGCCCGTCCCAATGATGAGCGGCCGATTTGTTCTTTAGGGGATTAAGCAGGTACATCAAACCCCCGGGTTCATTAAACTTCACCCAAAGACCCCCCTACCCACTGAAGAGTAGAGAGGGAAGGTGCTTCACCCCTGTCAAGCAGGATCATCGTGTGACGGGTTGAATACCGTCTACCCCTCGGCTCGATGATGCGACCAGCCGCACGGATTATTCGGGAACTGCCCCCTAGCCTTGCGGCATACCGTGTTCGCTTCTCTTCCGCGCCACCACGAGTGAGGTGCTTGCTGACGTGCGGAGTACGGCTATCGTCGCCAACGCAAAAAGCCGTTACTACTGCACTGGGTCGCTCCTCCTTTTTACAGGAGCCAATGCATGAGTAACGGCTTTCAACTTGCTGCGAGCGACCACAACAAACGGACTGTACCACAGATTTATCAGAGTGCATAGGGGTTGTCACTGATGTTGAGCCTCTGCACCGACCACAGGATGCGCGGGGCTTGGTGCAGGCGCAGGCGGAAGCGGGCACGGAATGCCATGCGGGTGGCAAAGTCGTACCATGCCCAGATTGCCACAAACCCACCCGGCGTCTTGCTCAGGTTCAAACCCAGCTTCAAGTAGCCTCCCTCTTGGAAGTAGTGAATCATTCTGCCGCCTCGTAGGTCATCTCAAAGATGTCGGGCTTGCAGGGGTAGTGTTCGCCCTTGACGCCCGTGATGATCCAGTCGCCGGGGCAAACCTCGTGGTCACCCTCCAGCGTCTTAATGATGCCGCGATCCAAAGGATGGTAGTCTGGATAGCCTTCCGCTTTGGTGATAGCACGACCCCAAGGAAACTGCTCAACAGCAGGATGGTCGCCCATCTTGAGCCATTGGCTGGCCTCAATGACTATGGGCTTCTTGCGGAACTTCATGGTGATCTCCTTATACGGCATAGGGGTTTACGCGCTTTTGTTTGCCGCTATCGGCGTAGTCATCCTCGTCCCAAGCGTCATCCGGCGCAGGGTCAATATCCAGCCAGCCGGCATCCCGCAGGTAGCGCAGGGCTTGACTTAGACAGTCACAAAAATCATCATTTGTGGTTTCTGGAAAGCTGCAAACTTGACTAATCATTCCCTCGGCCCAGTCCTTCACAAAGCCCTTGCGGTGATCGCTCTCGGGGATCCACACCCGGCCCCGGGCGATGATGTTGGACACGATGTTCAGCCGCTGCATCTTGTCCGCCCGACCCGGGTTGTAGGCCCGGACAGGCAGGTGGGCTCGTTGTAGGTCTTGTATAAGACTGATGCCTGCGCTCTTGTCCTCGATCAGCAGCAGGTCCACCCGCTTGCGGTCCTTGCCCTCGCCGAAGACGGTCTCGTACTCCGCAATGACCTTGGGGCGCAGGTCGGGGTACATCATGCGCTCCTGCCAGCAGTCGATCACCATAACCGCCATGGGGCCGTCCTGTGGCTTGAAGCAGCCAAAGGTGATGCAGGCCGTTGGGTCGTTCTGCGCCTTCTCGCTGGTGGCCACGTCGTAGCTCTGAAGGATGTACTCGAACTTGGGGAACGGCCGCCCCGCGGGCCACAGCTTGAACATGTCCCGCTTGACAATGCCGCCCTCCTCGGGGTCAATGATCTCGGCGTAGATCTCCTGTCTCCCGAGAGTCGTGCCCTCGTAACTCAGGATCTGCTTGCGGAAATTCTCAGACAGGTTGGCCAAGTTGGTGTAGGTTGAGGCGGTGGTCATTACCACGTCGTCCCCCTCCCGGCCCATTAGCTCAATGATCAGATCCTTGGGGCGGGGCGTGGTGGTGCAGATCATCCGGGTGCGCTTGCCCAGCCGCATGCCGAACTGGATCTGGTCCCAAGCCTCTTGTATATAGTCCCATGCCGCAAGTTCATCGCACCTCGTCTCCAGCCCCCATGAAATTGGGGGCCTCGAAACCTTTCTGGTTCCGACGCGGGAATACCTTTAATTAACGAACCGTTGTGCAGGCGCAGCTCATGGGCGGTCTTGTTGTAGTCAGCCACCAGAGACTTGGGGATGACGGTGATCAAGCCGGAGTCGCCCTCAAAGCAGGTTCCCCGGACGTCAGCCGAGGTGGGGGCGGCTACCAGCCAGCGGGTGCCGGGCTGCTCATATGCCCACCAGCCGATCTGCTCCGCAGCCGTACGGGTCTTGCCTGCGCCCCGGCCGGCCAGCATGAGCCAGATGGACCACCAGTCTCCGGGCGGCAGGATCTGGTGCTTGTGCTGGGTGTCGAACCAACTCATGCGCCATGCCCACGCCAGACGGTACTCAGGGCTGGCTGACGCTAGATGCCGCTGGACCTCGGGGTCCAAGACAATCGCCGCAATGTCACTCATTGGCCGCGACTTGCCGCTTTAGCTCCGCGTTCTTCATGATGGCCGCAAGGTAGGTGTTTGACTCCACCTGCGCCTCAACCTGTATCGGGTTGCCGGGGTCACCGCCCAGCGCCACCTTGGTGCCGTACTTCTTAGGGTTCCAGCAGGCCAGCAGCTTCAGGCGGTGCTCGGCGCGGTTCTTGTTCCAAGAGATTGAGCCGGGGTCGTAGCGCTTGTTTCCAGCCTCGTCAAACACGGCCAGCGGTTGGCTGTCCATGATGGTCAATGACTCCACGGCTATGGCATCATATCCGGCCTCGCGTGCGAGCGCGACCTGTGCGGAAAGATTGGCATCTCGCTCCAACCAATCATAAACAGTCCGCCATTCAGGCATATGCTCATCCCGACAGATTTCACGCAATGCTTCACCCCTACTGATGCGATCACAGAGTTCTTGAACCAGCTCTGGCGTGTACTTGCTGGGTCTTCCTGTCCTCTTGGGAGCGCTTACAGGCTGCTGGGCTACCTTACCCTTACCTACTGGCTTTGGGGCTGCTGTAGCTCGTTTTGATGTCTTTGCGGCGGTTTCTGGCATGACCTTATTCCTCGTCCGTTGATCTGGCGATGGTATCAGTTCCCCGGCGATTCGCTATCCTCAATCAGATCTTGCTGCTCCGGGGCCCTGTACTGCTCGATCTTGGTGCCGGCGGTGAGCTGTTTGACGAGATCGTCTTGGCTGGCCACTCGGACGCTGAATGTGCTGATCGCGGCGTGGCTCAGGGCCTGCTGGCGCAGGTTGGCTTTGATCAGTCGAGTGCCTTGAGCACTGGTGACCATGTAAATTCGTTCTGCCATTTTCTCTCTCCGTGTTGTTTGATATACCCGGTTGTGCCGGTCGAAACCAAGTCGGTTTCTCTTCGCTTTTAGTCGCTGTATATTATACCAATAATATGGCAATCAATGTTGATTATGCAAACAACTCTCTAAGTCTGTCTGAACGCACCGGGTGCTTCATCAGGCGCAGCGCCTTACCTTCTATCTGCCTGATCCGTTCACGTGATAAATTAAATATCATGCCAACTTCTTCCAGCGTGTAATCTTGTGTGAGGCCAATACCAAACCGCATCTGCAAAACTTTTATTGCTTTCGGCCCTAAAGTTTCCATCACTTCTTGAACCACGGCGATCATTTCTTTCTTGTGCAACTCTTCTACCGGGTCAACGTGCTCTCCCTCCACCATGGGTATGCACGGCAACTCCGGCATGTCGTCGTCATGCAGATATCCGTGTCCGTAGTACACACTTTTTAGTTCTTTACTTGCGCCTGCAAAAGTACCGTAAGGGATGGTGCGATCCCGGACTGTCCTGCTGTTCATGTGTTGCGCTCTTTCAGCTTGGCTTCGATGGCCCGCGCAAAAAGAAATCCCACTGTCTCTTTTTGGGGTCGATCCTCAGGCGCAAATTTCATATGATTCACATCGCAATAAAGTTGTGACCAAGTGGTTTTAATCTCATCATCCGTCAACCCTACCCACGGGCGCTGTTCCAGCGCAGCTTTCCAACCTGCCCATGCCCAGTACCCGTGTGAGTCTTTCTCAAACGGGTTTGCAGGGTCTTCGTAGTCAACGTCCCACCACTCGTTGAAACTGGCGCTGGGTCTGTCCCACGTTACAGGCTCGGCTTGCTGCGGCTCTATCCAAAACAACTCGCCAATTTGCTCCGCTGTGTAATTTCCAAAGTTGTTGGCGCTCCACTTAATAAGCGTCTTGTTTGTCGTAGATGTAGCCCACACGGTGCAAAGTTCATCAGTCTCAATGCAGCGCAAGGTGTCGCCTCGGCGTAGTTTGACAGGCTCTGGCTGCACTGGCAGGGGTGGCTGCTCCAGCGCGGCTTTCAGGGCGGTGATTAACGCACGGCCCGTATGCGTGTCCTCATCCCACCCGTGATTTTTCACGGATAGCAACGCCTCCAGCGCCTGCTTTAAGAGTTCCTTAGTCATCACATCCCCTCAGCGGCTGGCGCTGCACTGTTTGCAATGGCGAAAATTGAGATGTTTCGGGCGTCATATAAACGGCTTGCAAGCTCACCGCAACTCGTTTCGTACTCATATAAATCGCGTATTGTTTCCAGCGCCTCTAGCAACTCTTGATTCACTTTATGCAAGCGGCGCAGTTCAGCGGCGACCTCATGCCCACAGCGGTACGCCTCGGCAGTAATGACCTCTGCCTTATGTGCAGCAACAAGGTTAGCAAAACGGTATCGTGTAAAGGCCTCGCCATTTTTGATGGATTTGTCCATCGCTTGCCCCCAAATTTTGTCAATGTCATCGTTAGTCATAGCATCCCCCACAAAAAGCCAGCCACCGCGCCTAAGAACGTGATGGTCATAACAAGAAGAAAAATGATGGTGCAATAGTGAATGACATCATCAATCAAAGAATAATCGTCGTCGTTGTTCACAATGTCACCTTTCGAGTTTTGAGTCCCCGGTGCGTGTAGCACTGGACACTGCCATCCTCCAGCATCTTCCAGCCTGCGTTCTCACCGCAGAGCTTTTGAATCAATTCCTCAGTTGTGTCCACCCTAGCCTCATGCTCGGATGGGCCGTCCAGCAGGTAGGCTGCCGACATCACTAAAGCCACCAGAACCGCCGCCACCCAGTTCATGATGCGGCCTCTTCCTCGGCGGCCACTTGGGCCTCGTACTCGGCCTGCGCCTTGTCGTACTTGGCCTGCGCCTTGGCCACCAAGCGCTGGACGTCTAGCGTGACGAGTCTGTCAAATTCTGCTTGTGTCATGAGGTGCTCCTATGGGGGCCGGAGCCCCCTTGTTGGTTTACTTCACCAAGTGATTGGTGTACTTGCTCCACTGACCATCGGTGGTCTTGTACTTCTTGATGAACGCCTTGAGCATCCTGATGTCCTTCAGGGCGACCTTTTGGCCTACGCCCTCGTCGTCGGTGCGCATGTCGTCGTTGATGTGGCCCGACTCAAAGTACGTCATCAGGCGGTACTCTGCCTCACTCACAATCTCCTCGTCCGAGTAGTCTTCTGGCTGTTTTTTGTCGTCTTCGCAGATGGTCTCGAACGCAAAAATCATCTCGGGGATGTCCAGTGCTGCTTTTACTATTGCTCTCATTTCGCTGTCCTTCGCTGTTACGACACCAAGATGTTTGGTGTCTGGGTGTAATTCTACATTAAACAAAAGGGGTGTCAAGCCCCTTTGTAAATTTATTTTTATTGGGACTTACCCTAATGCCACCTCCACCAGCTTGGGGCGCTGGATGACAGTCTGTTTGACGCCGCTGTACTCTGTGTGGTCTTTGACAGCGGCCTTGATGATGCTGGTGTCGCCCTTGCTGCCGATATTGGTGCGACCTTTGTAGAAGATGGCGTTGCCCTGCTCGTCGCGGGCAAGGGTGATGAAGTTGGTGCCGAACGGGGACTCAAGCACCACAATGCGCTCGACGGTGATGGTCAGGGTGATCTTGTCGCCTACTGCCCCGACGTGCTGGCTGTTGGCGCGGGCGGCCTCAAGGCGGTCAATGACGGCAAAGCAGGACTCAACGGTCTCAAGCTGGCGGGCAGACAGGTTGCCCCAATGGCTCAGGTTGCTCATCATGTCGCGCAGGAAGCTGTTTGTGCCCTCGTAGGCCGTCAGGCGGGCCACCACGGCGCTGTTGGCATCGCGCCATGCTTGGGTAGCCTCTTGGCGTTCAGCGGCCTTCTGAGCGCGTTCTGCGGCCACCTGTGCCTGCCGTGCCGCCCGGCGGGACTGGACACCGGCCTGCCGGCGGGCGCGGGTGTGATCGGCCCGGACCTTCTCGAAGCCCTCAATGCCCCAGCCGGTCTTGGCCACGCAGTCGCAGCCGACCTTGAATTGGCGGGCACCAGCGATGCTGCCCTTGATCCAGAACTCCCACCTGATGCCGGTGCCGCAGTAGTCGCAGCAGCCGCCGGCCTTGGTCGTGCCGTCGCCGTTCTCAAACACGTTCTCGGTGACGTGCGTGCAAGAGAAGGGAGCTGTTCCGAGGCCGGCTTTTTGGAAGGGGTGAGTCATGATTCGCTTTCGGTTCTGTGGTGCTGCGGTGGTGCAGTGGATGTAGTGTAACACCGAATTAAACGGTGCCACACTTTTCTTCTAGGTGTTTACCCTATCTGGCTCGTCTTTTGTCTTGAGGTGGTACTTGAGGTGGGCCAGCAGTCGATCAAGCGGCCACTGGGCCCGTGGCTCGTAGTCATGCCGCTTGATGTACCGCTCAATCTCGCGCAGGACGCAGTCGTAGCCGGCGTCAAACCCGGCAATGTACTCGCTCATGTCGGTCTCGCTCATGCTGCCACCTGCAAGATAGCCTGCAAGCCCTCTAGAAGCCTCTGGGCTTCGTCTTTGGTCAGGGCGGCGTAGGCAGTGCCACTCTTCATGCTCAAATGCAACCAAGCCCCGTCGTCGTCCCATTTGCAAACGGAGATTTTGACGCCGTCTTCGGTCTTGATTGTGGTTTCAATTTCGTTGTTCATCAATTCTCTTTCAGAAGTTGTCGTTGTGAAACTTGGCAGGCGGTGGTTGCTGCAATGGCTGTAGCCGTGGTCACCGGGGCCAAATTCTTCGCCGCACTGTGAGCAAAATGTGTTTTGGAATTTCATGATTCGCTTTCAGTTATGGGGCCGAAGCCCCGGTGGATTTAAACGGCTGTCCTACTCCGCATACTTTTTGCGCGAAGCTTTGTAACTTCAGAAACGCCAACTGCCGCCTCTGCCTCTGTGCAGATGCCATGCCGTACCAGTGCGCGGTAAGCTGCCGGGATAACGCTTTTTGCAAAGCTTTGAGGGTTTTTGCAAATACCGTCAACCAACTCAGCAATTTTCTCGGCATGAAGACCAGAAAACATTGAATCCGGGGATACGGTGCGCGACCAATTTGCTTTGTCCATGGTGTTCTCCTTATGCGGCAATTAAAGCGGCGAGGTGCTCAGGGCTGCCTTCGCGATACACGCCACCGACAAAGGCGTAGTAGCGCACGCCCTTGGCGTTGACGAGCACACCGACGGCTGGGTGCAGGTCGGTGCGAGGTGTGACCTTGGCAATACGCTTGGCGCAGGCGGCATCGGTCTTGGCCCAGCGGGCGGCATCGGCATCGCGCTCGTCGCGTTTGGCTGCCAACACGTCTGAAAGGGTTTTGTACTGTGTCATTTCGCTTTCCTTCGCTTTTAATGGGGCCGAAGCCCCGTTTGGTTTACTTGGCTGGAGTGACACGGATGTCGGCGCGACCTTCTTTGCGGAAGGTGTTCTGAACGGCCTCGGTGATGCCGTGAACAGAGCACAGTTTTTTGTAATCAACAGTGCCAGACACTTCAATCAGACTGACAGTCACGCTGTGCAACTGGCCTTCGTGCTTGCCTTCGCCGTACTTGTTGGCAATGTCAGCCTTGATGGCTTTGATTTTGATGTCAAGAGCCTTGGCTTGCTGGTCAAGGACGTACAGGGAATCGATGTCGCTTGTCAGTGAATCAACAAGGGCTTGAGTTTCGGTGGTAGTGTTCATCGCTGTCTTTCTGTGGTGCTGCCTTGCAGGTATTGCTTGGTCAGTGGTTGTAGTGTAAGTCTAAATTACACGATACAAGATCTTTTTTAAGTTATTTTCTAAGTGTTTACCCTAGTTTGTTGCAATAAAACAACCGTTTTGCGCGTAAACCGTTACTTTTTGACTGTCGCCACGTCAATTTGCGCCCGGATCCACTTGGGTCCGCCCAGTTGCATCAGCTTGACCCGCTGGCCCTGAGTGAGTTTGATTGAATACGTGACCGGGGCAGGGGCGGCCGGCGGTGCTTGGCGCTGTTTGATCTCGCGCTCGATGCGCTCGAACTCTTCGTCTTCATTGGTCATATCGTGGCCTTGCCTTCAGCCCGGCTGCTTGCCTCTTGCGAGCGCCAGACCTCAATGCGGGCCTGTGCTGCTATCAGCATCCACCGTAGCTCCTCGCGGGCCTCTACGGCCTGCTGTAGGGCCTTCAGATGCTCTTTGTACTTGGGTGAGGCATACGCCTCGCGCTCTTGCATGACGGCCGTCTTGTGATCCCGCAACTCGGCCTCGATCATCTGCTCTGCCTTGATCGTCTTACGGTACTCTTCCATGTACACCTTGTTGGCCTCAGCCTGAGCGTAGGCTTTGGATTTTGCGATCATGAAGTCCACCGCAGCCTGCGGATCAATCAGTTTTTCGGTCATAGTTCCTCCGGAAATAATGCGTCGCCGGCTTCAATGGGGAACCATGCCCCCCACGCCACGATCTGCTGGACGTCCATGTGCTCAAGAAACCCGTCAACCGGGCCGATGCGGTACTCGGTGTCACCGTCCTCAGTCAAGACCTTGGCGATGCCAATCTTGCCCTTGCGGCAGTCGTACCATTTGACTTTCAGCGGTGTCATTCTTTTTCCTTGATCAAAACATCAACGCCGGCAGTCTCGGCATACACCTTGCGGACATGGCACTCAACGATTTGGCTGTCACAAACAAAAATAATGCTCTCCATGCCATCACAAACGCTTTTGGCGACGTTATCCCAATCTGGCTTCTTGGAAGGCCACTCCGCGCCACTGAGACAGGCCGCCACGCGCTTTTTGGTGTACGACTTAGGCACTGGTAGCCGGATGTAGATTGCGGCCTCCAGCGCCGTCTCCAGCGGCTTGCTGCTGCCCATGGCTTGCAGAGCATAAAAGCGTATTTGGTCTTCGTAGCTGCTGGTCTTAGCGTCGGTGTAGGTCGCCACAAAGTTGCCACGCCGGGCAAACCTTGGCCGGCCTTTGCCGTGCGGCGGGCCGGGGACGGTGAATGTAATTTGCATCATTGGCGTTGCGCAGGGATGCGGTTCATGACTTCTTCGGCTGCATTGCGCAGGGCCGTGCAGACCGCGCCCTCGTCCTCCGCGTCGGCCATGTCCAGCAGCATCTGGGCGCAGGCCCGGCGCTCAAGGAACATGGCCTGCCTTGTGGTCTGGATTGCAACGGCAATGATCTCGGCCTTGGCCTCGGTCAGCGCTGTGTTGAATTCGTTCTGCGTGTAAAGGGTTTTGCCCTGCTCAAAAATGTTCATTTCAATCTCCACAGAAACAAGCAATTGTTTCTTCTTTTGAGTCAAACATATCGCGCTGGTCGGCGGCAAATTGCGCCATCTGCGCATAACTGGGGCGGTCTGAGCGAAACACCGCACCGCTTGGCTTGGACGCCAACGCCAACGCCAACGCCTCCATTTTTGCCCACCATATAGCACGTTCTGGCTTTTCCGCAATTAGAGATAACACTTGCCCCCCCCCCTTCAAAAAGCACAGGTCACAGTTGCCATGCATGGTCACGCCGTTGTTGTTTGGCAAGCCCAAATCAAAAGGTTGCGCTCTCCAAAATGCGCCGACATCCTCTTTGGTGATTCCGACCTGACCCAATGGCGCACACTTCTCTTCATGTTTGCCGTAGTCTTGATTGCCAATCTTGGCAAGTCGGCGCTGCTCATCAGCCCTAATACCAAGCATTGAATCCCATTCCGTCCAACCAATCGTTTTTAAATAACGGTGTATTGTTCTTACTTTTAATTCCACAGTACAGAACCTCGCCACTGGATTGGGCAAGTAATTCCGCTTGCGAATCAACGCCTCAAACGGTTCGCCGTCGCGACTGGCGGTGTCGAAGTCAACCAAGCGCCAGCGGTCAGCAGTTTCGTCGGCAGCTTGGTACTCCAGCCACACAATCGGCACATTCCAGTTCACAGAGCAGTCCCGCACAAACCTCAAGGTGGCCTCATCCTCTTTTCCAGTGTTGGCAAAACACACCACTGCTTCTGGTGGCAGGCTCATCTGGTGAGCCTCAAGCACCCGCCAAAGCATATAGGCGCTGGTGCGTCCACCAGAAAAGCTGATGCACGTAGGAGAGTCAATTTTGAATGGGTTGCTCATTTCATGGCCCTGATTTTGCGGTGGATCATCAGCGTTATGCCGGGCCAACCCTTTTCAAGTTCTTCAAACCGGCGTATCAAGTAAGCTCTCCTGCCATCCTTTTGGGCTTGATCTCCACCCGCCAAGGCCAGTTCCGCATAGCTCTGGGTCAAGGTCTCCAACCAGTCCGAGTGCGACTGTGATGTCGGCGGTGGTGTGTTCGTGTCCATCTTTCACCTCGTCTAAAAGTTTGTGGGCCTGAAAGTAATTCACCATTGCTCCTTGTCGTACCAAGCGCTGACCGTTTTGGCCACCACCGGCTGATTTTTGCTTGCCAAATATTCCTTGTAGGTCTTGGTGTAACCGTTCGACGTTTGCTGCCACTGGTGATGGCTGCATTTGGGCATCTGGCCGTCCAGCTTCACGCTCCAGCGGCTGGTACACCCCTCCACGCTGCACAGCAGGCTAGGGCCTTCGTAAACCGGCTCGTCTTTTTTAAAATTAGTTAGAGCCATGGTATTTTCCTTCTACGATTTTTGCAAAATTGCTGGGTTTCAGAATCCACTCAAGGTCAGCGGTAAAAGCTCGACCGTCCTTGCCGTTCACCTTGCCAACCAAGAACCTAGATTTTTGAATGTGGCCAAAAAAATCATTGAACCAGTCCAGCACTGCGCTTGCGCTGGTCGGCTTGTCTTTGCCTAGCTCAGCAGCCACTTCTCGCCAGCGCTGCCGCAAGTAAGCCTGTCGGGTAGCGTTCCAGACCTCCACCCGGCGCAAGGTAGGCAACTGCTGGTGGTACAGGTCGATGACTGGTTGATGCTGACAAGCTGGCAATTTGTCCACAGGTTCACCGTCAGGTGGACATATATTGGTATTTATTGAAGAAGAAGAAGAAGAAGAAGAAGAAGAAGGGGTTGGAATTTGTTTATCCTCGTTTTCAACCTCTGGGATAACCTCGAGGTTAACCTTCAGGCTAGGGTTTCCACCTAGTTTTCCACCCTCTGCCCTCTTGTTCCGCAGGCATTCGTCTCTGACCATGCGTTTTGAAAAGATTTCGCCTGATTCAGCGACGTCGTAAACACCGGCTTGGTTCAACTCATCTAACCAACCTACAACATCAGGCAAGGTTGCCCCCACCATGCTGGCAAGGTTAGGCGGAAGGATAACCTTGTTGCCAACCTTCAGGTGCCCATATGGATTACCTTCGTGCATGAAACAGATCATGTCAATCCAAAGACCACGCGCCCCGGGCGAACATGATCTAAGCGCCGTGTCCCTCAACCAGTCCGCTGGATAGAACTGAAAGGATGGGCGTTTCATGCTGCTCCTTCTTCCTTAAGCGCCTCTGCAATTAAGCTCTTTTCACGGTTCCAAATTTCTTGGAATTGATGAACCGATAACCAAACAACAACCTCAATGCCGCTCGGCGGTGTTTGTATGATGGAAATAAACCCTCCCCCTCCAGCAACCACCGTTTCAGATTCAGCAGGTAAGTACAAAGCCATAAAAACCCCAAAAAAAAAGGGCTACACCTGCTGTCTCACCTTACGGTGTTGGCGGACTGGCGCAATACCAGCAGACAGCATGTGTAACCCTACTGCGAATGACGCCGCCAAGCGTCCCAAAACCTACGATAAACATCGTTATCATACTGCCTTTTTTGGCCTGCCGCCCAGCTTGCCAGCAATTCTGTTGACCGCGCCTCTTGCGGTGCGGCTGGCAATCTCTTTGTGGGCCCGGACGTTGATGTAGCCCTTGTCCGTCTTTTTAAAAAACTCCTTCAACACCGGCGCAACAACGTCCTCATCCAAGCCGATGCGTTGCGCTACCCGCGCCACGTCAAGCGGCAATGGCATCTCGCTGATGTAGCACAAATCCAACAGCCGGCGGTACGCCAAGTCCTCGGCGTCAGCAAGCCGCGCCGTTTCCTTCAGGTACTCACCAATGTGGAATTTGTACCAGATCACTTCAGATCCCCAAAGATGTCCGGCCGGAGCGTGGTGCGCGGCACCTGACCCTTGGTGAAGCGCTCGATGGCCCCGCACAGCTCTGGGCTGGCCAGCGCCCTGCCAGAGATGATCAGGCTCATCCACGTCTTGCTCAGGCCCAGCTTTCTGGCCATGGCAATCTTGGCCCCCCTAGGCTTGTTTTCAAAAAATTCGGTCAGTGTCATGCGGTGCCTTTCTTGTGTAAGCGTATCGTACACCCAAAAAAATATTTTGCAAGGGGGTTGTATTTCCAAATTAAACTTGGTACAGTAGCGGCTTACAGCGTTTTAACTTGAAAGCGAATGATAAATGATGGATTCAATGCTTACCCAACTGATGTTGGAACGAACGCAAATGCTTGTGGAGGCCCTTACCCGGGCTGCCACGGGCGTTGCTACCCCAGACGACTGGAACACGATCTGCACAGAGTGTGGCGTGCCCAAATCGTCTATTTTTAAACTGACAGGAGAAAATTATGGGATTGATAGCGAAAGACAGTGGCGGCGGCAGTTTTACCCCCGTGGCACCCGGTATGCACCTTGCCCGGTGCTACCGAATTGTGGACATGGGCACGCAAAAGACTGACTTCCAAGGGCAGGTCAAGCACTTGCAGAAGGTGATGTTGCAGTTTGAAGTCCACGGCGAAGACGAGGACGGCAAACCTCTGGTGACAGCCAAGGGCGAGCCAATGAGCATCAGCAAGAACTTCACGCTCTCGCTGGCCGAGAAAGCCACACTGCGTTTAGATTTGCAGGCTTGGCGCGGACGCCCTTTTACTGCCGACGAACTGCGCGGGTTTGAGCTTAAAAACGTGCTTGGCGTGTGGGCCATGATTACTGCGGCTAAGGCTATTGGGAAAAACGGCAAGGAGTTTACCAACATTGTCTCAATCAACCCGGTGCCGGTGACCATTAAGCGCGGGGGGCTGCCAGAGGGCTTTAACAAGCTGAGTTCGTTTGATATTGACAAGCCCGACATGGAGTTATTTGAGACCTTTGGCAACGGTCTGCGGGAGAAGATCACTAGCTCACCCGAGTGGCGTGCCCGCCATCAGCCGCCTGTCAGTATGCCTAGCTCTTCTGGCACGGGCTTTGATGACATGAATGACGACCTGATTCCTTTTTAGGCAACCAGCATGTTTACAGAACCACGCAAGCTGGCCCGCCTTGAGGACCCAAGCACCTCAAAGCGGGCGGCACTCCGCGTCGATGAGTTTGCTGACAACCTATGCGCCAAGATCTACCGGGAACTCAAGAGGGGCGACGGCACTTTTGAAGAGATTGCATCCCGGCTAAGGCTGCGCCCGGACCAGATCTGGCGACGTCTGCCTGACCTGCAAAAAGCAGGTTTTGCGGAGCCCACTGAGCAAGAAACCATTGGCCAAACCGGCCGCTATCAACGAGTATGGAGAGCACTATGAACCAGTCATCAATTTCGCAAATGTCACAGGTCCAAAAAATTACTTTTAACCGCGCCATTGTTTTGCTAGACAGCATGAAATGCATTTACGCAATCATGGATCCTCTTGGCAACAGACACGGCACCTTGCCCATCGGTGGGATCAAAAGAATTAAGAGAATCCCTAAGCACCCGCACGGGCAACTATCAGGTCACGTTCTCAAGTATGTTGATGGCATGAAAGTAGGTGATGTAGTTCAAATCCCTTTTGACAAATTTGGAGGGTTTGACATTCAAAAATCAATTGCCTCAACTACATGGAGGTTGTGGGGCAAAGGCTCGGCAACCTCAACAATTATCCATGCCAACCAAGTTGTTGAAGTGATGAAGATTATTTAATGACTACCACAACAAACACAGGAGGCCCAGCGTTTCCAACGTCAAACGAAGACTACGGCATGGACTTGCGCGATTACTTCGCTGCAAAGGCTATGCAGGGAATGATTTCGGCAAATGGTGATTCAAACGGGTATCTTGAGTACGAGGAAGAGACGGTTGCAGCGAATGCGTACAAATTGGCTGACGCCATGCTGAAAGCGAGGAGCA